TGCCAGTCTTCATTTACCTTTTTGAGTGGTTCTGCCTCAATAATGTTAATAGTTTCAAATTCAAGTGCTTGAAAATCATCTCTCCAATTTGAAAACTCATAACTTTCATTGGTACTGTTGCCCCAGTTAGCGGCACCAACTTTACGACACTTGACTAATGCACCAGAAGCATATGCACTTGGCCAAATCTTATAGCGTGACTTTACCTTGCGGTAGCAAGCATCTTTCTTACCTTCTTCGAGGGGATTTTCTGGACCTTTTAGACCAGTCTTGTCAACGCTAAACTTTGGTCCTTTCTTTGGTGGTTTGGTTGCAGAAGCAGGAATTGTATCTCCTACTTTGTATGGTTTTTCTTCGGAAACTACATCACCCTCTGGTTCATATGAGTTTCTAAGACGCTGCATGTTCTTATCTAAGTAACCAGGTTTTACTCCGGATTTTCTTTCAATCTCCCTCTGTCTAGCACCAGCACCAAATGCATTTCCCCCAAGAGTTGCATTTTGTCTGGCATTATCTAATGCCTCATCACCTTTTTTCTTTAAGTGTTTTAGACCTTTATATGCAGCATAGGCACCACCGGCAACAAGAGGAAGTGCAACTATTGCAGGGATTTCATGGAGATCTTCTAATTCTGCTCTCCAGTTTGAATATGATGCGTTCAGTTTCTTTTTCTTTTTCTTTTCTGTTGCCACATTCTTTGGTTTTCCTCTACGATTTGGATTCTTATCTTTCAAATTCTTTCTTCTGAATGCACTTTCCTCTTCTTTATCGGAGAGGTCTGCCTTCATTTTTGAAGAACCGCACTTGGGTTTGGTCTTTTGTCCTGGTTGTTTTGCACAGGGTTTTCCTGCATATTTGCCACCCAACTGAACCCAACCAGGGGTGCCATCAGAAGCACGACTCTTAGTAAACCAGTCACGCAAAGAATAATCACCACTCTTTCTCGCTTCATCTATGTACCCCGCTGCTGCATCAGTATTATGTTCAGTGTCGGTGATTTTTGCCTGAACCCAAGCAGGTAGGTCATCACACTCGGATTTTTTAGCAAGCACTCTGGCAAGTTTTTTCAAGTTGTCCATTGACTTCTTGACTTGCTTTCTTGCCATTACGACTTCATGGTCGCAACCTTCTTTTTTCTCTTCGGTCACTTTCTTTCTTCCCTGGCAATGTGCTCTTTGAGAGAACCCTTTTGGACTGTCACAATCGATTGACCTTTTATACTTCGTACTCCACGCTTCCGATACTCCTCCGCCATCAGAGCCCCCAGAAGAGTCCCCATTCCCATTTCCATCGCCATTTGCACCATTGCCATTCTTTTTCTTTCCGTTGGTCTCTTCGTCCTTGTGCTCACTATCACGCATTAACATTCCAGTGGGCATGACATGATACCCCTTTGGAATTTTCTTACACTTCTTAGAAGTGTAGCAATAATAGTATCCTTTTTTGCAGGACTTTGCCATTATTATTCGTCTTTTGACTTATTATTATTTAGAAAACCTTGTTTGAGTAACTTTGAGAGATCAGATGTTGATCCAACAAATAATGCGTTATTTGTCACATTATTTGTAGTTTGTTTAGTACTTTCATCTTCAAGATCTTTAAGTTTCTTTTGAAGATCTGCTAACTTATCCGTTGTATCGGCAACACTTTTAATAAGTTGCCCAGCAACTTCATATGCTCGTGGACTTGCACTTTCTCCTGCAAGTTCCATAATCCCATTGATTGCTTCCTGCCCCTTTTCTATAAGAGAATATAAGTTTGCACGGGTGTACTCATAATCTTTTTTAATATCAGTCTTTTCAACAGGGACAGGTGGTTTCCTAATCTCTGCAACTTCTGCTTCAACAATGCTACTCTCAATATTGAGTGCCTTGTCAAGTGATTCATAATTATCAGTCATAAGTATTAAATGTCAGTTTGCCTTGATGGGGAGTATTCTTTACTATCCGCAAAGAAGGTCCACTCCTCATCGAATCCAAAGTTATCCCCAGGTTGAAGAAGACCATGATCTGTTGCGTCAATAACGCCATCATTGTTTTTATCTTCTTTGGCGGTAGGTGTAACTGTATATCTCATTTCACGCTTGGCAGTTGTAGTATCAGTACTACTATACATATCAACCTGAACCTTACGGATAAGACCATCACTGCTATCAGCGATTGGACCAAACAGATATGTTTTTGCAGTAAACTTCAATGTATGTATTAATGCTCTTCTAGTATCAAAGTTTCCTTCATAATCGTCTTGAAAACTTATAGCATCTAAGATAATTGGAATATCTCTTTTTTCTCCAATAGAATCAATTAAATCAATGGTAAGATTGAAATGAGGTTGGAAATATGGAAGTATTTGCTCTAAGACTTGTAAAGAGTCATCATTAAGTTTCGAAAGAAGATTAAGTTCAAATCCAATGTTATATGGAACTGGCATGAAAACTTTCTTTACTTTTCCACCATCATCACATGCTTTGAATGTTTGGACTAAACTTGATTTCCTAGTTGCGTCGTATGCAATAGATGTCATCTCAAAAGACATCCTTGGCATAGTAATTTGAATTGGTTTGTTGAGTTCTGACTGTTGGGTCAATCTTGCCAAGAACTTCTGACTAGGACCATATGCCAAAGGAACTTTCATATCACTAATATCATTCCCACTCTGATCTTGGTGGCGAATGTGAATATCATTGAACAGCGTTCCAAACGCTATAATTGTTTTTCTAATTATCTCGTGATAATAATAAGTTCCTAACATTAAAATGTACCAAATGGATTAGTTTCTGTGAAATCTACAATATCATCCCCAAGAGATTCAAACTGATCGTTTTCAGTGTATTTATCATAGACATTATCTTCTGTATAAAGTTTAACTGGATAAGTGGCACCAGATTCTTTTCCGATAATGCTTTCTCCTGTAAAGAATCCAAGTTGAGTGGATCCAATACTTACATTGGAAACTTTAAGAGTGAAGGTATCTTTATCCCACTCTTTAACTCTTGCCTCGGTTCTAGATCTAGATCCATAGACAATTTCATTAAAGTTATATGTACCAAGTCCAGATAAAGTTTCTGGGTCTGCGATTGTAATTGCTGGTTGAGAACTATATCCTCTACCAGGATCAGAAATGTAAATTGCTTTAATAGAAGTATCAGATCCAAGAGATGCAATACCAACTGCTGTTTTTGCAATACCACTTGATGGTGGTCCACCAATCGTAACGACAGGTGCTGTTCCATATCCAACACCACCATCAGTGACGATGATTCTAACAACGCCTTGACCACTAGTTACGATAGAGCAAGTTGCTGCTGCACCAGTTCCACCACCACCAGATATAGTTACTGTAGGTGCGACGGTATATCCAGCACCTGCATTTGTCAGTAAAATGCTTTCGAGTGAAGTTACTCCACCCCTAGTTGTTACAAATCCGACAGCAGTTGCATTATCTGCATCATTTCCAGTGGGAGACGTGGTAAGTCCAATGGTTGGTGTAGATGTAAATCCATATCCATCATTGTTAATGAAAATTTCACTAACATAACCACTTACAACACCAAGTGCTCCTTCAATAAAGGTATCTGCAACTGCTGTTCTTCCAACTCCAATAAGTTTTAAGGTTGTGATGTATCCTTCATCTTCAACCTGTCTATCAATTTCATCGAGTGTGGTATCAATAATTTCATCCTCATATTCAAAGAGTTCACACTTCAACTCATAAACATAATTTTTTCCTAATTGGAAAAATGGACTTTCATGCTCTACATATTTTACTTCAAATAATCTTTCTCCAAGAGGGAAATAAACTAAATCACCTTCCCTAGGTCTTGTTGGTGTTGGCAGTATGCTGGTTTCTGTACCATCATCAAGACCTGCCATGAAAGGTGCAACAAAATCTTCAAATCTTTCTTTCGAAATAGTAATTACAAGTTCATCTCTTACACTTACACCAAACTTAGTTAGAATATCTCCCGCTCCACCATATCCATCGTAAGTATTAACATATGCTTCAATTGCAAAGTTATCATCAAATTTTGATGATTGAACTTCTTCTATGATTGTCTTTTGATTTACATATTTTCTTGGTATATAAATTACCTCTACACCATGAAATCTCAGGTGTTCATTAACTATATCCTGAACAAGTCTCTGTTCAGATGCAGTTCCTTGTTGAAAGAAGGGATTAAGTGCCATTATCCAATAAAGTCCAGAGGTGGAAGTTCATATTCCATTGACATTCTTGACTTGATCTCACTCAGTTCTTGTTCTGCTGCTTGATATATTTCTCCACCATTAAGTTCAATACCACCAGGGAGTTTAACTCCTTTGAACTTACTGAGATTTTGTCCCCACTGTCTTTTGATCAGTGCGGTTAAATATTTTTTCAAGAAACTATCATTATAGATTTGTGAGAATGATGCTGGATCAAGTGCTCTGTAACATTCAAG